GATTTAAGTCAAGTAATGATTTCTAACCTGATGGTACAAATCAATGGTAGAAATGCGCCAGAACTAAGTGAAGATTTAGTCAGACACATGGTTCTTAACTCACTTCGTGGGCATAACAGAAAGTTTCGTGATAAGTATGGCGAGATGGTTCTTGCTTGTGATAGTGGTAATGTATGGCGTAAACAAGTATTCCCAAACTACAAGGCAAATCGTAAAGAATCACGACAGAAATCAGACCATGACTGGCCTAAGATATTTGAGATTCTAATGAACATTAGACGAGAACTCAAAGAACACATGCCGTATAGGTATGTTGAACTTGATACGGCAGAAGCAGATGATATTATTGCTGTTCTGTGTCGACAATATCACGACCAGAAGATTTTGATACTATCTGGCGACAAAGATTTCATACAGTTACACAATAAGAATGTGCAACAGTATAGTCCTGTGTTGAATAAGTTCATAGGAAAAGATGAAACGCCGAGTATATATATTAAAGAACATATACTAAAAGGTGACAGAAGTGATGGCATCCCAAATGTATTGTCCGATGATAATGTTTTCATTGAAGGCAGACGACAAAGACCTTTGACTAAAAAGAAAATAGAGGCATGGTTAAATGAAATGGTTATGACCATGACTCCAGAAGAACAACAGAATTATGACCGAAATCGAAAACTAATCGATTTAAGTCTAATACCGCCAGCAATTCAGGCAAAAATATATAATGAGTTTAACGAGGTTAAAGTAGCACACAGAAGTAAGATACTGAACTACTTTATTACAAGAAAGCTTAAAACTTTAATTGAAGTCATAGACGAATTTTAGACTTCAAAAGAACTGTTAAGGAGAAATTAACATGACAATAATCAGAAGAAATGCCGATGGTACAATCGTTGGCGAACAAGCAACAACACAATCCCACCCAGCACTTACAACTAGAAGAGGTATGTCCGCAATGTCTGAAGCAGGCAGGTCCGTACCCCCTATGATGCATGAAATTGCTACAAAGGTAAACAACGCTAAAGACAAACCAAGAAAACTAAAAGTACTGAGAGAAAATGATTCAGTACCTTTAAGGCAAGTCTTGAAAGGCGCATTTGACCCGAGAATAGAATGGATGTTACCAAAAGGTGATGTTCCTTACACGGCAAATGATGCTCCTATTGGAACAGAACATACAGTACTTCATCAAGAAGCAAAGCGTTTGTATCTGTTTACAAAAGGTGGCGACAACACACTATCAAGTACAAAAAGAGAAGTTCTTTTTATACAAATACTTGAAGGACTTTGTGCCGAAGAAGCGGCGTTCTTAGTATCAGTTGTAAACAAACGATTGAACAACGACTACAAAGGATTTACTGCTAATTTAGTGAAAGATGCATTTAACTGGGATGATGACTTTATGCAAAAAGAGGCGAAACCTTCTTACCCTGTATAACTTTTCACAAACCCTCAGAAATGGGGGTTTTATATTATGAATGAAGAAGATGATTTACCATTATCGAAAGACACCGTACCTTATGAGAAACTTCCCATAACAGACGAGGAAGCATGGAGATTCTTTTATGATTAAAAAAAACAAATATCAAAGACCAAAAGAAAAACTTGAAATAAGTGTCATACATGTTTTTACAGCATGTATCATGGCAATAAGTTTATTTGCTTTTGTATCTGACACACATGCAGCCGAAATCAAAACAAATTCAAAATCTTCGTTTATATATTCTTTGAACTCTTGTATTAAAGATTTAAACAAAACCATACCCAAAAGTAAACAGATACCTTCAGAGTTGATTGTTGCACAGGCAGTAATCGAAACTGCTTGGGGTAAGAGTAGAATCTCTCATGAGGCAAATAATCTATTCGGCATCAGAACTTGGAATCAAGAAGATAAACATTTGATACCACTGCCAAAATCAGTTGACCCAACTTTTAAAACAGTCTGGCCTGGTTGGGGTGTAAAAGTTTACGAAACAAAATGTGATAGTGTTAAAGATTACATGAGAATCATAAACGAAGTATTTGCATATGCCGAGTTCAGAGAGATGCGAGGCGATGGTGAAACAGATGCTTTAGTATTAGCACGAACTCTCAAAAGATGGGCTGCTGAGGACCATTATACAGACTTAATCGAAGATGTAATTAAATACAATCTACGAGGCAAATATGACCTATAAACGCTTGACTTTTATCCCAAACTATAGTATAATATATACATGAGTCTAATGAAAGAACCACTAGGTGACGGCAATGTCCGTGTTACTAAATTTGAAGATTACAAGAAACATAAGTTCAGTAATTCTGAAACTGTCTGGATGGAGTTTGAACCTATTCTTATATTTCCTGACTGCTGTAGACCTTTTAAAATAACAGAAGATACTGAATGAATATATTTTACCTACATGAAAACCCAAAGATATGTGCAGAGATGCACCTTGATAAACACAGCAGTAAAATGCTAGTTGAGTATGCTCAATTATTGTCTACCGCACACAGAGTTCTTGACGGCAAAGAAGTCATTTGCCTGAACAAGATAGGTCGCACAATGAAAACATATTCTCACCCAACAAAAGACCACTATCTATACAAATCTTGTCATGTCAATCACCCAAGTAACATATGGCTAAGACAAAGTAAAGCGAACTATGAATGGTTGTATGAGATGTGGTTATGTCTACACAAAGAATTTCAGATTCGATACGGCAAAGACCACATGTCAGTTGTTAAGTTGAAATCTACACTAAAGAATTCACCGATAAATATTCCTGATGCACCGTTTACACAACCGATACAGGCAATGCCTGATGATGTAAAGAATAAAGATAGTATTACTGCTTATAGAGATTACTATATAAAGTATAAGAGAGGTTTTGCAACATGGAAAACTACAACACCAACATGGTTCACAGAAGGAATAAATGCCAACATACATATTTAAAAATAAGAAAACAGGAGTAGTCTATGAGGACTTTATGTCGATTACAGACATGCAGAAAATCATATCTAATCCTAACATGGAACTACAAATTCACTCAGTAAACATTGTTACATCTCAAGGCGATAATATTGATGCTAAAACTGATGATGGTTGGAAAGAAACATTGTCTAAAATATCAGAGGCACATCCTGATAGTGAACTTACTAAACAATATGGTAAGCGAAGAAGTAACAAAGATGTTAAAGTCGAAAAAATTAGAAAGAAACACAGAGATAAATCTTTGCGAAAAGCCCAAGGAATTAACGAACTTAAATAGTATAAAAGATATAAATATAACTAAAGAATATAAAGGAATAAAGTTATGTGGAAGTATCTTGGTTACGCCGGTATCATAATACCAGTATTGGGTGCAACATACGGCGGATTACAAATAGCATCTAATTTAGAAACTAAACTCAATGGCGCTTACGAGATGGCAGAAGATGCCCATGAGCGTATAGGTGGTATTGAAGGTCGTATAGACTTTGAAACTGAAGAAGCAAATCGTGATATCGAAAATGGTTTAGAAGGACTTAGTATTAAGTTAGACAATCAAAAAGAATCTATGTCTTTTAAAGTAAGTGAATTTCAAAGAGAAGTCTTACAAATTCAAAAGATTCTAAGTGTTCTTGAAGGCACAACACAAAATCTTGAAAAGAATTCATTTAGTAATGTTACAACGACACAATTAGATGGTGTAAGAGAACTTGTATATCAAGTCAGAGATGCTAACATGGGTAAACCTGACAACACTCAAATGTTATATGATTTACAAAGACAAATAGAAGATATTAATCGTAGAATGAGTGAACTACACAACGGAAACTGGAACTAATGGCAGACTTTGACTTTTTAGATGGATTTGACTCAGGTGGTGATTGGGGTTTCACAGGCGTTTCAAGTAAACCAGCAGAAACATCAGCATCAAGTACACAGGCAACAGCAGATGTAGTTAAACAAACTGCCGCTGGCGTTGGCAAGGCAGTATCTACTGAAATCATTGGACGACTAGAAACAAAACTAGACAAGATACTTCGTGAAGTTACAGGCGCCTCTGAAAAGATTGATGCTAAGAATGAAGTTGAATTTGAAATCGCAAAATCACAGATGGACGATGAGTACGATTTACGAAAAGATAATCTTGGCAAAATACAAGCAGACAAATTTAAAGACCTAGAGAAGTTAATCATACCACTTCTTATCAAACTAGCAAAATCACCCGAGGCATATATTCATTGGCCCAATCGTGCAGAAGTAATCGAAGCACAACTCAAAAAGATTATAGCAATCACAAGAAATTAGTTCACAAAACGCTTGACAAAACCTTCAATCTCTGATATAATATACCTAATATATTAAGAGGAGAAAGAAGTGGCTAAAACTACTAAAAAAATAAATGGATTCACTGCTGTAAAACCTAGTTTTATGAGGAAGTGTATTCACACATTCAAATGTATGTTCAACAAAGACTGCGAGAAGATTGCTAAAGAAGAACTCGCTGAAATGTCTAAATCACAACTAGAACTAGTTGGTCGTGATAACGGCATTGAACTGGACAAACGCAAAACTAAAAAACAACTTGTAGATGAGCTATATGAGGCGATGTAATGAGTGATGATTTAAATAATTTAATGAAACTTAAATATCCTGATAAAGAGTGGAAAACATTCACACATACACCCTTACTACAGCAGATGCCAGAGGTTTATACAGAAACTATTAATAAGAATAGATTCTATGTAACGCCAGAAGGCAATAAGTATCCTTCTATTACAACTGTTCTTTCGGGCAGAGCGAAAGAAGGCATCAATGCTTGGCGTGAGAGAGTCGGTGAAACCGCCGCAAATAGAATAATGAGAGCTGCCTCATCACGAGGAACTGCTGTGCATGAACTTGCTGAGAACTATTTAAATAATGATGAACTAAAAAATCAAGAAGTGTTACCACTCTTTATGTTCACCCAACTGAAGTCAGAACTAGATAATATAAATAATATTGTTATGCAAGAAGGCGGACTCTATAGTGATAAGTGGGGTATCGCAGGTCGTGTTGACTGTATCGCTGACTATGATGGTAAACTAACAGTCATAGACTTTAAGACATCTACAAAAGAAAAGAAAGAAGCATGGATTGAAAACTATTTCATTCAATGTACTGCTTATTGTGAGATGTATGAAGAACGATATGGGCAAGCAATCGACCAGATTGCTATTCTAATAGTATGTGAAGATGGTACTGTACAGACTTTCGTAAAAGATAAAAAAGACTATGTACCTTTGTTACAGCCAGCGATTGATGAATTCTGGACTGAACAAGATAGATTAGCACAAATGCTAAAATAGTCAACCGAATTCTCATTGACGGTGATTAAGTAAAGGTGATGGACTTGGGTTCGACTCCCAACATCTCCACCAAAGTATTTTATATAGAATATTTTTGTGGGGATGACTTGGACTTCGACATTGCTATTGAAAGATTACAAGAGAGGATAGTCCTAAGACTTTAAACTAAAAATAAAAGCAAACTCTAACCAGTACGCTTTAGCAGCTTAAGTTGCTAAGGGGGTTGCCAGTACCTTCTAACCCAAACTGGCACTTACATTAATCAAAAGGTGAACACATGACATACTTCTGTTTCGGTAACGGCAAATCAAGAATAGGTTTAGACCTCGACAAATATAAAGAACACGGCGTTGTGATTGGTTGTAATGCAGTCTATAGAGATTTCACTCCTGATATTTTAGTCGCACTAGATACGGCAATCGCTCATGAAATCTATCGCTCAGGATATGTGTTTAAAAATACTGCTCATTTAGGATACTGGACGCCAATACCAATGATGGTCGTTGATGATTTATTAAACTCAGAAACAGGACCTGTATCACTATCGCCAGCAGATTTAGATTTCACCCATGAGGCAGTCTATCACGGCGATGAAACTGAAAAGGGTATAACCTATGTAACAGGAGTTCTTAGACCTGATAAAGTGGTAAACATAGAACCAGGTATAGACGAATTTGCCTATGCAACAGGCACGAGAGCAATCTATTTGGCATGTGAACTCGGTGCAAAAGAAGTTTATATTATCGGTCATGATTTGTATTCAACTGATGAAAAAATAAACAATGTGTATGCAGGCACCCGTTGTTATCATAGTGAAGATTCGCCATTTAAAAGACCTGATAATTCAGCAAAAGATGATTTAAATCACTGGATTAAACAACATAAGAACACATTCGACACATTTAAAGACACTAAGTTTTACAAAGTAACCCCAAATGTTATTGGCACAAGTCCAATAGATGTTATAATACCAGAGTGGCATGACTGTAATAATTTAGAATATATTACACAACATGAGCTTGACAAACAATTCAAAGTATAGTATAATAGACCTATGAAAATGATAATCACACCTAATAAGTTTGCACTTCTTATTGAAGAAACAGTTAAGACTAAAAAGATGACCTACATAGATGCCATTCTTTGGTATTGTGAGAAGAACGGAATCGACCCAAGTGATTCTAAGAAACTAGTAAACAAAGCACTAAAAGAGAAAGTGACCTATGAGGCACAAAATCTTAATCTATTGAATATAGATAAAGTACCACAACTTCCTATATGATAAATCAAAGATTTGCAATACTGTCTGCTATACCAGCAGAACTGATTGGTTTCCCAGAAGAACAATTTGAGAGTCAAATCTTATATACTGGCGTTGGTAAGATTAATGCCACAAAGGCGATTATGAAACACGCAGTTCATTTGAAAGAGTGGAACTATTCAGTCATTAATTATGGCACAGCAGCAAAAGTATGCCCTAATGTTGATGTCGGTAAACTCTATGAAGTTACTAACTTTATACAGAGAGATATGGATGTAACACCACTAGGATTTCAGAACTATGAAACGCCGTGGGGCAACAGAAACATATCATTTCTGACTACAACTTTAGATGGCATTACCTGTGGTACAGGCGATAGTTTTTATCTGCACGGCGAATCAAAACAAACTGATTATGACATAGTTGATATGGAAGCATATGCACTTGCAACAGTATGCAAAGAATATGAGATACCATTTCGTTGTTTCAAATACATTTCAGACGCTGGGGATCCTGACGAATGGAAATCAAATGCATCAAAAGGTGTAAAATTATTTGAACAAAAACTAAACGAGATAACATAAGGACAATGAATGGATTCGAAGTATATAAAGTCTATCTGGCAATCAAACTCCATTTCACAAGTAAAAACCAAAGCTATGACTTTCATAAGCACGGCGGACGAACAACTGCACGATTGGAAACATTTACTAAAAGAAGGGATAGGTATTTCTTTCATAAGCTTTCTAAATCTTATAACGATATCACTATTGTTGATTACTTTGTTAGCAACTTTGTTACTAATACTAATCTATGGGTTGGTGACATCATCGGTCACTCTGGCGACGAAGCTTATAAAGAATGGTCTAAGAGATTAGAGGCATTACATTATTATTATGAAC